ATTTCCTTGATGTGGTCTAGCTGAGCGTTCTCATTCTCCAGAGCCAGAACATCCCCAACGCCACCCTCTAACTGCGCCGTGAAGACAGACTTCACAGAAGCACCAAAGGTCGTGGAAACAATTCGCGGTAGGCTAGCCACCGTCGCAATGTTGGAGATGTCTACCGTCGGGAGCGAACCGGTCTCAGTGACTGGGCGGGAACGTCCAGACCCTCGGTCGGTACGGACACGCCAACCAGCAGTGTTACCCCATACAACACGGGGAACCGCATTGAAGAATCGAGTCTGGTTGTTCAATGCCTGCCAGACCTTCCGTCCATAAGTCGTGTTAAAAATACCAGTCGCAGTGTCAGCCGTGAAGTACGTCTGTTTCGTCAAATACTCTTGACCGAAAACAGACTGGTACAACCCGCGCTGAGACTGTGCTAGATATTCTGTTAAGCTAGGATTAGCCATAATATTACTTTCCTCCTGTAAAAATACTGACTGTAAAAATACTGATTAACCGCCGATTAGTTCACGAGGAACACCATCGGTGTTACCCATTTCAATGTTGTACTGCATCCGACGAAGGTCGGAGTACGAAAGACTGGCAAGCTGCTCAACGGTGTCACCTTGCTGTTGCGCCTTAAGAAGCTGTGTGCTGCCATCAACTCCCAAGGATGCACCACTCGTAAGCTTGGGGGCCTTCAGGCCGAGTTCCTCACGGAAGCCCATCTTACGCAGGCGGTTCTCGGACTCGGTCTCAATGGCCTTCTGCATACCAGACTGGGAAGCTTCAAGCTGTTTCTTCATAGAAGCAAGCTGCTTACGCATCGACTTCATCTCGTCCTCTTCGTCCTCTTCATCGTCGTCCTCACCAAAACCTTTCTTCTCTACAGGGTAATCCGCAGGCTCATCGTCCGCGTCATCCTCATCATCCTCTGCCTTACTGTAACCCTTCATCGAGTCATCGTCATCGTCCTCGTCTTCTTCTTCTTTGCGCATAGCCAAAATGGTGTTCTGCACATCCTCGGTTCGGGAACCGATGGTTGCACCACTCTCAGAGTCATCCGCATTCTGGGGCGTGCCACCAGTAGCCTTAGCCTTACGCTCACTACCGGCAACTGGCATACCTAGGTCTGTCCCCTTAAGGACGGTCAAGACCTCTTTCGCGATAGACTTCACCAAACCAGCCCGTGCCGACGCCTGTGCGCTGACCTGTTGCTGGGTGACCGAAGCCTGCTCCTCTTTCTGAAAGCGTCCGTCCATCTTCTGAAGGACTTCCGCGACAGCGGCAAGAGCAAGATTCGTGCCCTCCATCTGTTTCTCAATCCGTTCCGTAATATCTGCCATAGTCAAAACCTCCTCTTCTATGAATCCGTTTTAGGGCTTAGCACAGAAGGTTGGTCTTAGCCATCCGACCCTCTAAAACATAGCAAAACAACGTTATAATGTAACGTTATATAATTATACTCATAAGAACGAAAAATCCTACCGAATCATAATATAAAGAGTAAACTCTTATATATTAAGTAGGAACTACCTGCCCAGCTTCAATTAGTAACATCTCATTGCGAAATTCATACAATGGAACCTGAACCAGCTTCTTTAGTTTATCACATTGATTGCCTTCAGGCAACGACGCTTCAACTAAATCTAGTACACGCCCAACCATCTTGGAGTGTCGTGCAATTATGTATTCCTGGGCGGGTGAAACACTGTTTATATCCATACTAATCTCCTCCTTAAACTATGTCTTGGGGCAACAGTTTTTTCTCGAAACGACCCTGCTTATTGTAAACTGACTCCCAAGCTGCCTGTATCCAATCAGCTTTTGCTATTGGCTCATAAGCATCAATCTGTTCATTAATATTAACGACTTTCCAGTTATCATTTCCATCAAGCAATATTGGCTTGAAGGGAAGCTTGTAGGTTTTTACATGAGCACGCACATTAACTATCTTACCTGAAGGCACTCTACGTTTGTGCTGACGAATCGAGGACTTCCAGGGCTTAGTTAACTTCCCCGTCATCGTTGAACGGTCGAAGGCTTTCTCACCCATTGTGTATTTCGGTTTCCCACTCGCGGTTTTACCCTTTCCTGGTATCCGAAAGCGGGTAACAGCATCTGCTTCGATGAGTTTAAAACCGTAGCCACTGCGAATGCCCTTGACGATTTCTACAGATATTTTACCTGTACCTTTACTTTTCCCCTTATTTGCAGCGCGGGCTGTTTCCTTGCCCAATCGTATAACATAGGCAGTCATTTTAGCGTCAAGACTTTTTATGAAGTTAGTTTTACTTACAGATTTTGCCATGAGTTAAATCCCTCTTTACATTATACTGAAAAAAAGGCTTTTCCCCTTACACGACTGCTAGATTAGACCACACGGAAGGAATGACTTCGGAAAACTTGGACGCCTCAGAATCATATCTATTCAAATAGATTACTTCTTTACCAACATAACCGTAGAGCGGATGCCAATAAGTAACAAGTTGCTTAGGTTTGGAGGCTACTAACAATCGTTGAAGTGCAAATTCATCTGGCCCCTTCATGCAACCACAGATATGCAACTCACCAGTTCCAATATCTATCTCATCAATACGATGGAAATGTCCTACCATGGCACTATCGAAATACACTTGGTCACCCAGACCTGTTGCATCAGATAATTCTGTTCGTAAGTTTTTGCGATATTGCAGTACACCCCGTAACGAAGTTATTGTTCGGGAGATAGTCATGTTGCTGCCGCCACCAGAGATTGAATCCCCATGCATTAAAAGAATAGTCTGGTCATACACTGAGATTAGGTTCATGAAACTTTGTGGAATATCGAAGGTTATGTTCTTTTGATTCTTACAAAAGGCTGCTACCCATTGATACAGCATGTAATCCCAACCCATATATTTATCTTTCATAGGTGGCTTACGTGTCATTCGTCCATGATTCCCTACAACACAAGGAACCTGAATAGTTTTGAAATGAGGAGCCAGTAACATTAATGCTTGCGCTATTAGATTGGCACCTCTAATCATCTGCTCCATGCAGTTAGCAAGATTAGTTCTAGCTAATTCTTCATGGATATCCCCGCTAATCATATCGCCTAACATGGGTATAACCAAGTCATCAATCGTAGTAATGTTTCTTCGATAGTTAACTAGGTTTAAAAGTTGTGTCGCCCACCCATACAAACGGTTATTAAAGATTTCTAAATTATACTGATTGATATTTATCATTTGTTCCAAAGAAACAAACTCACCAATATGGGTATCAGCCAGTGGAGCAACAACAGTCTGTGGGTGTTTGCCGCGAGAGTTTCCCTCGGGGCGTGAATAGGGTACAGGTGTGACAGGAGCGAAAGAGGGAACTAAGTCCTTCACTATATCAACAATGAGGTCAACACTAGCGGATTCTTTTAACGAACGTTGATAAAGTTTTTTGTAGAAATCCGCTTCATGTTTATAGGTAAAAACTTTTTTATCAAGTTTAATACGTTCATCTATGCTATCTTCGTGAGATAAAAGTACTTCGTCCTGTTCCCAAGTGTCTTTGTCGTACCAACGTTGAATCGTTGACCGGTGAAGGTGAAGTCCAAAGGCTTCCTCTATCCAGTTCGCTATCCCCGTCCAAGACTCCCCCAGTGCTTTTCTTTTTCTTATCTCGGATTTTGCCTGCTCTGGAATCATATGCTCTCCTTATCGTCATCACTAAAATCTTACCACACATGAAACAATGCAAGTCATTATCAACATTGAAGTACATGTGTCCGCCACACTTAGGACATAGATTAGGATACAGAGGCTCTGTACTCAAGAGATAGACTCTTCTATTTCGGTGAGGAGTTCTTTAAGAACTTGCTCAGAAAGTCTGCGGCGTTCCTTATCTTTACTACTAATATTGGTCGAAGTTCTAAAGACCTTACCTGTGACCGTCGAATCTCCCGTGTCTTCTATGTCGTGAACCTTACTCGTAATATCACTTTGTTCTTGAGCGGCTGTCTCATCAGGCTCAGCATCAAATACCACTGGGTTTTTCTCTGCATTAAAAGGGTCTTCGTCCTCAGATAAACTACTGTTTTCATTCTCAGCCCAATTAACACGAGGAACTTGGATATTAACTTCATTCGTGCCCGTGTCCCCATTAGCTTGTCGATGGAATTTAACCTTACCTTCTTTCCGCATTTCCAGTTTAACCCAGTTAAGTAAATCAACAATGGAGGAATCACTCTTCTCCATTTTCCGTTCTGGGCTACCGTCTGTTAGGAAATCGTTAAGGCGCTCAATCCCAGTTACCTTCTTTTTCTTCTTGGGTTGTTTTGCTCGTTCTGAGTAGGTCGGGGTGAAGACACCAGCATTACTTGACGTGAAGGCCGTGCCACCACTGTCACCGAAGCCCCCACCACTGGCACCACCACCATCCCCACCTTCTTTAATAAGCTTGCGGTCAGAGAGTTCAAAGATGGGGTCACTCTTGGCACCACCCACTCGTTCAACAGTACCAAAATGATTGGATAGTTTTGTTGTTATCTCTTCGTAGCTTTGCAT